CGCGGTCAGCACCGTATTTTTCCTTGGCGTAGTCAAACACCAGCTCTCTATTGGCATCGCTGAAGTCAATGTCAATGTCCGGCAGGTCCGTGCGCGTCAGGTCCACGAATCTTTCAAAGAGCAATCCGTATGGAATTGGGTCAACTGCCGTGATGCCCAATAGATAACATACGAGTGACCCGGCAGAGGAGCCGCGCGCTGGACCGACAATCATTCTTTCTTTTGCAAAGGCCACAAGGTCGGCCACGATGTAGAAGTAGTCCTCAAATTTCTTTTCCGCGATCATCTTTAGTTCGCGGTCCAGTCTTTCCGCATAGACTGAATCTGTGAGATCGCAGCCAAGCGTGGCAGCACCCTCCTCGCACATCTGACGCAGGGTCTTGGGTTTCGGCGGCACCAGCAGACTGGCTTTTGTCAGAGTGGCGGTGCATCCGGACAATACTCGCTGACGAGTGGCAATTGCCTCCTGTCCAACCTGTCCTATGAGCTCATTATCACTCAGGATATGCTGCGGGTAAGTCTGGGTATCGCCGCCCATGGTTATCCAAGTTTCTTTCCGCTTGACGTAGCGGGTCATGGCCACGCGATATAGATTTTTGTCCTCAGCGGTGGGGTAGGCGTTGCAGCTCGCGGCAATAGGGCGCAGGCCCTTGGCTCTGGCGGCGGCAAGCAGGCCCTTGGCAGTGGCAACGGTGAGGCCAAAATAATAGTTTGGATCATCAGCTTGAACATGGTCAAGCAAGACGGCATGCCCGGAAATTTTAATGACGCCTTGCGCGGCATGTGCCTGCGCGTATGTCAGCAAGGGCCACTCGTTGCCGTCCGTGCCTGAATTGGCGGTGGCTAGGTTTATAAGCCTGTGCAGGTCCGTGAGGCTGTCAATGGCTAAAAACGTCCAGAAGTCCATGGGGACTTTCTTGCCCAAAGCGGGTGTGACGGGCAGCTCAACGCCATACACCGGACGCATGCCGTTTTGTTCACACAAGGCGCGCCAGCGTGTGAACCCGAAGGTGCTACAGCGGTCGGCGATGGGGGCAGTGTCCCAGCCTATCGTTTTCAAGCGGGAAATGACATCAGGCAGGTGCCCGACGGCGCTTTTGAAACTGTAGCCTGTGTGAATCATTTTGCACTCCGGAGTGTGCCCCGGCCATTTGCGACCGGGGCTAGGGTTCCTCAGAGGGACTTTTCAACCGTGCATGCGTTACCTCCGACGTAGTTTGGACGGTTACAGCATATCCCTGTGCAGCAGTTGGACGCAACAGCGCATCAATGCCTGTACGTCTTGCCGCGCCCGATGCGCGCCGACGATTGGTTCACCAAGCAGAAATTCATGCAATGCGGAAAGCGTCATGCGCTGGCCAGTCAGAAAAATTGTCTGTTCGGTGGTACAAATAAGCTTTGGCCATTTTATTGTCCTATTCAAACGGCCAAATTCAATGTCCAGCATATCGTGGTCAAACGTCATGTTGTGACCGATGCAGCAGGTGGCGCTTTCAATCATCGTCTGTATGCGATCAGCGATGAAACCGAAGGGCGGTGCATCAGCCACCTTGGCTGCGTCAATGCCTGTGATGTCCGTGATCTGTTTCGGGATGCCCTTGGTCGGCTTCACCAGACTGTCAAATTCATCAATGACGGTTTCCGTGCGCAGATCGGCAAGACACATATAGATTTCAATCACCTCCGGCTGGCGCTCCTTCCTCTTCACGAGGTTGTCTATCAGCCCGGTGGTTTCGGTGTCAAGCAGTAGAGCGATCATCTATTTCTTTCTGCAGGGCTGCATAGACGATGGTGTCAATGGAGCTGTCCTGATGGCCACCGTTGTACCATTGCGCGGCGTAGCGCGTTTGCTTCACCTGTATCATCATGAAGGTGTATAGTCGCTGCCAGTCCTTCGGTGTCTGCATCGTCAGGCCACCGGGAAACATTGCAGCCATTACATTGCCCAGCCGCACGAAATTGTCCGCATATACATCATTGCGCTGTTCGTAGGTCTGCATTGCCGCCTTCAATGAGTCCGTAGTGTTCATTTCGGTATCCTCTTGATGTATTTGACATAGGCACCGGGCGTCAGTTTATAGATTCTGTACTCATAAGTCCTGTCATTGAACGCTGTGTGATGCTGGGTCAGCGCGCGCTGCACGAGCTGCTGGTCGTCAAGATGGGCTGGGAAGTCATCATCACCAACATGGATGCCAACGTGCGCAACAAAAGTATCTATGCCGTGAATGTCATACGCCGGATGAAACATGCACCAGTGCAGGCCCAGCGTGTAACGAATGATTTCAAGCTGGATGCCGAAGTCCTCATTGAACTGCAGCTCGGCAACGTTGATGCCTTCCCATGGGACCAAGCCACCGTCGCGGGCGACGCTGACATTGGCTGTCACGGTGTCCTTTGCCCATGTGGCATTATGCAGACCAAACTGGCGCTTGACGCGTTCGGCTTGTTCGTGGGTGGCGCAGTAGTATGCAATCTGGTCCATCTTCATCGTCGTCTCCTGTCATATGCGCGCTTGATTGCATCATATTGTCGCGGGGTTAGCCTGCCTGTACGCTCCCAGAAATCATGAACGCTTTCTATAAATTCACGGAACCCGTCAGTTGCCGGGACGGTGTCAAACAGCACGGCAAACATTCTATCAATATTGTCAATGTCCGTATGTGCGGTGTACTGCCGTTGCTGCTGATCTTTGCCGTTGCAGAACTCTTCCCAATTCAAATTGTCCTCTGCCAGCATCGCATTGGCCATGCGCAAGGCGGTCAAGGCTTCACCATCCATATCAGATGTGGTCATCATCATCAATTTTATAAACCGCCCCTTGTTCATTGGCCGTATTCTATAATGCTGCCGTGCAGATGCCGGTGCCGCTGCTTTGACTGCAGCAGCCAAGCGAGCAGGTCGGCTATGGCGGCGGGGTCAATCCGTGCAGGCGGCGGCGCAAGGTTGCGCAATACGCGCAGGCGCGCGTCCACTTTATTGGTCATGCCGGTGCCTGCCAGCCAGCCGGGGCTGATGCCGAATACGATGATGTTGTGCAGCTCATGCGCCATTTGCCGCGTCACCATTGCTGCCGCTGCCTTGCTGGCATTGTACAGCAGGCTATAGGTCATCGGCTGTATGGCGGCGCGGCTGATGATGTTTACAATCGTGCCACCGGCCAGTTGCGGCAATAGCGCCTGTGTGCAATTGACGATGGCCCATGCATTCACGTCCATCAAGTGGTCCCAGCACTGCTTCGTGAGTTGGTCAAAAGGCGCGATGTAATTGATGCCAGCGCAGTTGACCAATACGTCCACCGCAGGCAGGCCAGCGGCGGCTTCCATGATCCGCGCGCCGTCCGTCACGTCAACGCCGGTTTCCAGTGACCAGTCCTCCACCAGCCAGTCATGGACGCGCAGCGCCGTGCAGATGGCCTTGCCAAGCCCGGAGCTGCCGCCTGTGACGACGATGGTGGGCATTTATTTTGGTTTTCTTTCTATGTGGAAACCAAAAGCTCCGCCACGTACACCGCTTAAAGTTTTTGGGTCAGGTCCGCGATGCGGTCGTTTTGGTTTATTCTTATTTTTGATACGTGAAGCTTCACGTTCTTTTTTAAATTTTTCACTGCGTATATAGTCGAGTTTACGTCTGCCTACAGGAACCTTGAAAATAAATTCACGACCTTCCTCTGGGACAATTTCGTAAGCACCTTCAAAATCTCCTATGTCAAGGCAACATAAAAGATGATGAGCGGGACTAGAATTTTCCCATCTTCTATTTACTTTTTCCCCCTTAAATCTTCCATGTGCCTTGAAGCGATGAACTTCAAAATATTCTAGTTCCTTGTGTTCACCAAATCCTTTTATTGCGAGGGCACAAGTAAGAGATAAAGCCCGATCTCCTTTGTGAAGATCTTCTCGCGTCATGAAAACGCGCAGTAGACCTTCAGCATCCACCAATTGATGATGACCTTTTTCACCCGGCATTTGCTTTTTCCTCCTGCACCAGCAATCGGCAATAATTACCTTTACTGATTTTGCGGAAAAGTCCTTTATTACATAGTGTCTCTAATGCGCCAACTGTGCCACCTGTACTCCATCCGCCAGCGGTGGTCCATCTATAAGCGTCTGTCGTTGTGAAATTTTCGCCAGCGGGTGGAGCTTTTTCCATAAGCACGTCACGTAAAATTTTGCCGTCTGGGCGTTTAGAAACTTGCAGCCTTGCTGCGTGTTTTGTCT